CACCATCTTGGCGATCTCCGTGCCATGCCCCGCGTGCGCCTTTTTCACGAACACGTCGCGCGACGCCTGCACGCCGTAGTCGCCCAGCATCTCGCGCAGCGTGTCGGCGTACTTGCTTTTGCCGTTGCCGCCGGGCCCGTACATGAACAGCAGCTTCTCCTCCGACGCATCGCCGGTCAGGCAATAGCCAGCCCACTGTTGCAGGAACCACGCCATGCCAACGTCGCCGCGCGTGATCTCCCCGACGAACTTCAGCCACCTCGGGCAGTCCTCGCGCACCGCCGGATCGCACGCGAGGCTCTTGCTGATCATGTCGCTCGGCTTCCCCGCGCGCACCTTCCCAGTCCGCAGCTCCAAGGTCCCGCCCGGCACGCCCGCCAGCCACGGGTCCTGATCGAAGTCGATCTCGGCCGCCAGCAGCCCGCTGTCGTTGCGCAGCATGTTCTCGACGCCGTCGTGGAAAGACGCCGAGCCCGCCGACTTGCGATCAGTGATCATGCCCGCCCACGCGCGCGACAGCTCGAACACCCGCTTGTGCTTCGCCGGCCATAGCTTCCAGCGCCCGCCCCGGAACTCCACCCAGCGCCGCCGGTCGTGGTTGTATTTCAGCTCGGGCCCGTATTCGTCCTTGATCCAGCGCGCCACCGTCAGCTGCTCGGGCGTCAGCGGATGCCCTGAGGCAATCGTCGCGCCCAGCACGCCCGCGTCGTCGCCGAACGCATCCGCCGCCATGTCCGCGCCGGCACGGGCCTTGGCCTCGATCTCCAGCACGCCCCAGCCAGCCGTCGTCGGCTTGATGCTCTCCCACACCCGCTGAAAATCCGGCTCCTCCGGGCCCGACCATTCCTCGGCGATCTCGCGCGCCTCGTCCTCGTCGTCAGGCAGCGAGCCCTTGATACCGTGGAGTATTCGCAGCCATATTTCCCGCAGCCCGGAGTTAAGCGACCCATCCCACCCCAAGTTTATCCGCTGGAGGATGTCCCGCACCGCCTGCACCGACGGAGCCCTCTGAGGGCTCCGCGGGCTCTGGCCGCCCATGGCATTTGCCGTGTGGCCCTTGGCAAATGCCGTGCGCAGCTCGTCGGGTGTGTACCGCTTCACGACCGCCTCCCCCACACGTTGTGGATGATGCCCGGCTTGCCGTTCACGCCCATCGGGAGCCTCACAAGGTTCGCGGGTGCGGTTGCCTCCGACTTAGCCCACCAGTTTCCGGTCGCGCGCATCTTGGCGCGCATCGCGGTGTACTCCTGCGCCACCATGCCGCCGTCGATCATGTATTGCCACTGCCAGTTGCCCGGTGAGGTCTCCAAGACCCACGACGGCTCCGGCACGTCCTCGCCCTCGTCCGGCACGATCTTGGTGCCGACATCGTCGAGGGTCATCACGAACACCCGCTCGACGTTCTCGTTGGATCGCTTCGACCCCGGCTTCAGCAGGGACACGCAGTAGTAGACCGCGTCCTCGCGGCCCGGATCGGCGAACATCGCCGGAGCCCATTTGTGCGTCTCGGGGATGACCTTGCCGTCGGCTCCGAAGCGCCACCACTCGACGTGGGCCCGCTCCCATTGGTCACCAAAGGCGTCTTGCAGAAGCTGTAATGAGAGGTTATCTAACACGACATAACGCTTTCTGCCCCGCGCGCGGGGCGTTGGTGTTGGTCTTAAAGGGCGGCTGGCTTTCCTCTCCGGGTGGGCTGCCGCCCTTTTTCTATGCTTCGCCGGCTTGGAAAGCCAGCCACTACATCTAGCTCACTTTCCGTACCGCGACCCCACCTTTAGCTCCGACGCCACCGGCAGGCCGCGTGCCCAGACCGGCACCTCCTCGGCGCAGAGTTTCAGCGGGCTCGCGCCGGGCTTGCCGTCATCCGTGAGTTCCCAGACGATCTCGTCATGGACCGTCATCACCGGCACCAGCCTGAACCGCTCCTGCACGCGCAGCATGGCCTCGGCCATGATGTCGCGCGCTATCGACTGCACGATGTTCTCGACCAGCCGGCCGCCGTAGGTCCGCTCGGTCTGCCACTGCTTGGTGTAGGAATTGACGCCGTCGAAGACGAGCCCGCCGTCCTCGAACCGCATGTTGTGATAGGTCAGCTTGACCGTGTTCGGCTTCCTGATCTGCGTCACCCGCCGGCCCAGCACGTCCCGCGTCAGCACCGCCATGCCATGAGGGAGAGGTATGATCATGCCGGGCCGTGACACCGAGTTGGCGACCGCCACCTCCACTATGGTCCAGTAATCGATGATGTGTGCGTTCGACTGCCGCCAGCCGTAGAGATATTTCTGCGCCGCCTCGTCGGAGAGGACGATGTAATAGGGAGCCTTGCCGGCGGTGTCCTGAAACTTCGACCAGCCCATGCCGAAGCCGCACGCCAAGACCAAGACCTTGCCGAGCTGGCGGTTGCTCGATCCGACCTTGGCCGCCTGAAGCGTGTAGACATCCTCGCCTCGGGCGAACGCCGAGACCACGTCGAGCTGGTCCGCGAGCCACGCGAGAACCCGCGCCTCGATCTGCGAGAAGTCCACTGATACGAGGACCTTGCCGGGCTCGGCGACGAACAGGGCTCTGAGGCTCTGGCTGATCTGGTCGAGCGGCGACGCCCAGAGCATTCCAATGGAAGCGTAATCCATGCGCGCCGCATCGATCACTTGCACCGCGTCGTGGCCCTTGCCGACCCTCGGCATGTTGTGCGGCTGGATCAGCCGTCCGGCCCAGCGCCCGGTGCGCCCGGCTCCGTAGAACTGGAGGAGGTTCCTCGCCCGGTCGCCGGCTCCCGGCACCGCCGTCATCTTGACGAGTTTTGCGACGCTCGACTTGGAGCCTTTCTGGTAGAGCCTCAGGGCTGCCTCGACGGAGCGGGGCATGGTCATCCGCACCCGGTTCGCCAAGAGTTTTTCCACGGCCTCCGCCGTCAGACCTCCCTTGGACGGCACCGAGAGACCGTTGTGGCCCAGCCATGTCTTCATGGCGATGCGCTTGGCGGTCGTGCTGACATAGCCGCAAGTCACCACCGCGAGCTGCGTGTTGATGTCGTTGTCCACCACCTCGGCAGCGCGGCGTAGCACGTCCACGTCGGCGACCTGAACCCGGATGCCCTTGCGGTTGATCCTGTGGTCGAGCAGCGACAGCTCGCGCTCATAGACGTGCAGCTTGGGCAGCAGCTTCGACAGGGCCCGCTCCGCCGCGACATCGTTCTTGCAGTAGTCCGCCAGCTTGGCCAGCCATGCCGGGCTTTTCTCGGGGTCCATGTGCGGCGCTTTGTTGTCCTTGCGGTTGGGCCGCGACATGCGCAGCATCAGCAGGCGCACCGTCTCGTCCTTGATGATCGGTGCGTTGATCGCCACGCCCGCCTTGAGCAGCCCTGCCGGCAGTCCGAACGCCAGCGCCCGCTGCATGGTGCAATCCATCTGCGACCACTCGACATCGAGCTGGTAGTGGTCGTGCAGCACCGCGAATTCGAACGCCGCGTTGTGCGCCTCGACCCTGCCGATCTCGTGGATGTGCCTGCGGACCTCGCCCGGCAATTCCTTGGTGTTCGGCCAGACCAGCGATTGCACGGGCTCGTCGTCGAACGCCCACGCGACGACCGTTACCGTGAAGCCGGGCGCTGAAATGTAGTTCTCAAGCCCCACGTCACCGATTTCGAGAGGGCTGTACGTCTCGAAATCGAGGTGTAACACTCGGGATGCGAGGTCGGGCATGTAATTTTCTCCGGGTCTGCTCGGAATATAGCCCTTGCATTATCGGAGGGCAAGTGCTATATCGACTGTCACGGGCGCTTTTGCCCAGAACCCGGAGTACCTACACCGTGACCACCGAGAACATCCATCCCGCCGACGAGCTGGCGGCGCTCCGCGAGGAGATCAAGCAGCTTCAGGACCGCGAGAGCTATCTGCGCGATTACCTGCTCAAGAACAAGGAAGACCGCGACGGCAAGCAGTACCTCGCCGTGGTCACCGACAGCAAGCGCGCCACCATCGACAAGGAAGCGATCATCGCCGCGATGGGTCCGGCTGCCGTGGAACCCTTCATCAAGCGGTCTGAGGTCCACACCCTCAAGGTCGTGCGGAAGGAGGCGTGATGAGAACCCTCCTTCTCGCTCTCTTGGCGACCGTCGCCTCGTCCGCCGTTCTGGCGGACGATATGGCGCAAATCCGTCAGGCCATGAACAACCTTCAGCACGAGATGACGCAGTGTTCCGCGTTCTTCGCGCTGTCGGCGGCCTGCATCGAAGACATGCCGAAGCCTGACGCCAAGAAGTTGGCGGCCAACTACAACAAGGCCGGGCTCGAAATCCTCGGCAAGGCTTGGGAGATCGGTGCCAGCCTCGGCATGACCGACGACGCCATGAACTCGCGCGCCATGCTGGCAACTGACGAGATGAAGGAACTGGTCAGCGATAGCTGCACCAACATCGCGTCCGCCTTGGTCCGCTACGGCAGCTCCTGCAAGGAACTCTACCAGACGCCCGACAAGGCTCTGGTGCGGCTCATGCAGCAAGAGGCAATGTAACAGGAAGGAGCCTGATGCCCAGACACCCCGAATACAAGAACCCGCCTGAGTGGCGCTGGGAGAGCCTTCTCGAAGGGCTCGGCTCGGCGCAGCAGGTGTCGGACGAGGCGTTCAGACGGGGATACCCGCGCCTGCCTCTCTCGACGATCTGGAACTGGCGCGCTCGCGGCTCGATCCCCGCGATGTGGGTGCCGGTGATGCTCCAGATGGCGCTCGACGCGCGACTGATCAACAGGATCGAAGACCTGCGCATTACCCGGAGAAACGACAATGCCAAGACCCTACCGCAGCAACAGGATCGCACCTGACGCAGTGGAGAACCTCGTCTCAGCTCGCGGCACGCAGCCGTTCACGGCCCGCGAGCTGGGAGAGAGCCTCTCCTGCACTCGACAGACCATCTACAAGCACTTCGCCAAGCTCCGCGAGCAGGGCTGGGAGATCGAGGGGGCTCCACGCTTGGGCTTCATGGCCCGCCGGAGGCAGCCATGACCGACGATCTGATCCGGGCTCGATTGCTCGTGAAGTGGACTGAGGAGCAGCTGGAAGCAATCCAAGAGCGGATGGTTGCTGCTTTCGAGGAGTGCGACGGCGACGAGCTTCGTGCGGCGGGGTTGCTTCTCGACAGAGGTGATACCGAAGCCCTCAACGTGATTTTCGAGACGATGCGAGCAGCGAGCATCGACGATGCAGGAGGTCTGCAATGAAGTCGATCAGCGAGATGACTGAGGCTGAGAGGCTTGAGGCTTTCCGCATCAAATTGGGCGAACTCTTTGACCTCTACGACGCTCTGACGCTCGAACAGCAAGAGCTATTCGCTAGGGTCGTGAAGATGAGTGACGCTAAGGCTTTGCGCGACAGGAGGGTTCAGTGACCGACCTCAGTCCTGAACTCCGCATCATCATCCAGAACTACATGGGCACGCTGGCCCGCTCCTCGGGCGAGGTCCGCAAGGCCCTGCACCTCAGGAACCACGCGCTCTCGCCGGACCGCCAGTTCGGTGGCGATTTCAGGACGATGATGGAGGGTGCGGACCTCGTCGTCAGGGAGGCGCGCAAATGCGCCGCCGCCGGCAAGCTGTTCGATCTGAGCCTCTTGCTCGACGACCGCCACCCGGAAATCTACGACCTCGCTGAAGCCGCCTACGAGGAGGGCGTGCTGAACCCGCCGTTCGAGCGCACCGTCGTCGCCCTGACGCTGGAGCCCTCTGCCGGGCTCCGCCTCGGCGCGTGCCTCGTCTTCATCAGGGAGTGGGTGGTCGGCTTCACCGTCCGCACCGAAGGCGACCAAGCCGACTGGACGCCCGCCTTCATGGCCAACGCGCAGGATCGCGTGAACTGGCGCATGGAGCCGGACGATGCGCCAGCATCGATCCGCAAGGTCTGCCTCGCGGCGTTGCTGCTCATATGTGACCAGCGGCTGCTGCTGGAGCGCGTCGAGGCTCCGCCGAAACTGAACAAGGCCCGCCAGAAGGCCGGCAAGACGCCCTACGGCGACTACTGGCACGTTTCGCAGCGCGCCGCGCTCGACTACACCACCCGGCTCTCACCCCACTCAGCGGGCTCGCACGGGCCCGGAGACGGCACCAGAGCCTCGCCCATCGCTCACCTGCGCCGTGGGCACCAGCGCCACCTCGCCTCGGGCAAGGTCGTCTGGGTCCGCGAGGCCCGCATCGGCGAGCTGGTGCGCCACCTCAGACACCGCGACCATTACGAGATCAAAGGACCGGACCATGATCATTCAAGCTGACTACGATCTTGAGGCTCTGGTGCTGCTGGAGCTGTTTCTCGACACCGAGCCGGGCGAGGAGCGCGACCTGTTCCTCGCGGAGCTGGACGATGCCGACAAGATGAAGCTGCTGATCCTCGTCGCCGAAGAAACCGGGGTGATGCCGTGATCATCGCCATCGATCCGGGCTCCGTCTCGGGAGCCTACGCCGGCCGCAACGACATGGGCGATTTCTTTGTGAATGACCTTCCGGTCGTGGACGGGCAGGTCAACGCCGCCGCCTTCGCCGGCATCGTCAGCCTGTCGGCCTGCCGGCTCGCCGTGATCGAGCGCGTCGGAGCCATGCCCAAGCAGGGCATCGTCTCCACGTTCAAGTTCGGCAGGAGCATCGGCATTGTCGAGGGCGTGCTGGCCGGGGCCGGCGTGTCCGTCGTCTACGTCGCGCCGCAGACGTGGAAAAAGCACTTCAAGCTGGTCGGCACCGTCAAGGAACGGTCGAGGGCTCTGGCGATCCAGCGCCATCCCACGGTGCAGGGGCTCCATCTCAAGAAACATCATGGTCGGGCGGAGGCTCTGCTGATGCTCGACTGGTACATCGCAACCGGAGACAATCGATGACCACCAAGAACCCCAACCGGCAGGAGATGGTCTTCGCGACCAAGCTGCCGTCGGCGCAGCACCCCAACGCCAGACTGGCATTCATGCGCTGCCATCCGTGCGGCAATGGCTATCTCGCGCAGACCTGCGACGTACACGAGCGGCGCTGCCCGAAGTGTCAGGACGGCGAGCCAGCCAACACCTTCCTGCCGCTGGTGCCGGCATGACCAGTAAACTCACTGTCGCCAAGCGCCCGTGCGGCTCCTGCCCCTACCGCAAGGACGTTCCTTCCGGGGTCTGGGAGAAGCACGAATATGACAAGCTGGTCGCATACGACGAGATCACGCCGCTTCAGCCGCCGGCCCGCTTTGACTGTCATCAACGGGATGGAAACCTATGCGCCGGCTGGGTGGCTTGCCATGGCCTTGAAGGGCCCACGGGCCTGCTGGCGCTGCGCTTCCTCCAGTTCAATGATCGGCTGGCCGACGAGGTCTACGAATACGAGACCGACGTGCCGGTGTTCGGCTCCGGCGCGGAGGCTCGCGAGCATGGCCTTGCCGACATCGAGGAGCCCGGCATCAAGGCTCTGAAACTCATGCACAAGCTGAAGCCGGTAGTCGGCAAAGGAGCCTCGAAATGATCACCCTGCTCTACTCGCTCTTTTTCGGGGCCATCGGCTTCACGTTGGTGGTGCAGCACTACCGCATCCAGCGGCTGGAGATCACCATCGACGGCCTGCTCGACCTGCCGGGTGGATGGGAGAAGGTGACGAACTGCAATGGCTACGTCCTCGCCAAGCGGAGGAAGCCGCAATGAGCAGGCGACGCCGCAACAGCAGACGCTTCAGCCGCAGGGCGCTCGTCACGATGGCGCTGATCGCCGACGACGATGAGGTTCAGCCGCTGAAGGGCACGCCGGCACCGGGCATTCCGGTGCCGATGCCGAGACCCTCGAACGAAGGCTTCGGGGCGGTCGCGCTGCTGGTCTTCTTGATCCCTGTCGCCCTGTTGGCGCTGCGCCGGAGGAAGGCTCCATGATGACCGCTCTCTACTCGATCTGCTTCGCTGCCATCGGCTTCACGCTGGTGGTGCAGCACTACCGCATCCAGCACCTTGAGATATGGCGGGACAATCACGTCAGGAAGACGCACGGCAATGACTGAGCCCCTCTATCCGCACCAGCTCAGCGCGATCAAGGATGTCGCGTTCGGCAAGCAGGTCTACCTCGGCTTCGATCCGGGGCTCGGCAAGAGCCGCACCGCGCTGGAGGCGGCGCAGGGGCGCATGGCGCTGCGCATCCTCGTGATCTCTCCTGCGTCCGGGCGCTACGTCTGGGAGCGCGAGGTGGGGCTCTGGACCAAATACCCGGTCCACGTCATCAAAGGTCCCGGTGACCTCGGGATGCTCCAGCAGGACGGGGTGGTGGTGCTGACCTACGGGCTCCTGTCCAAGAAAGGCTCTCCCTTCACCAAGGCGGTGGCGCTCGGCAAGCCGTTCGACTTCACCATCCTCGACGAGGCGGCGGCGCTCAAGAACGCCGGGGCGAAGCGTACCCAAGCTGTGCTGGACGTGATGTTCAACAAGCTTGGATACGTCCTGCCGCTCTCTGGAACGCCGGCACCTAACCATGCCGGCGAGCTTTACACCATCCTCCACAAGCTGTGGCCGCAGGCGCTCCAGTCCGGTGCCGGGCAGGTCATGCAGCAGTGGCAGTTCGAGGACACCTACTGCGTCGTCAGGATGAAGAAATTCGATCATCAGCGAAAGTTCGGCGGCGCTCCCGTGCGGGTGATCGAGGGCTCCAAGAACCTCCCCGACCTCCGGGCCAAGATGAAGGGCTTCATGCTGCGGGTCAAAAAGTCTGAAGTCCTCAAGGACTTGCCGCCGATCCGCTGGGACGTGGTGCCGCTCGGCGTGGACACCTCGGCGATCTCGGCGCTGTCGATCCCCGGCATCCTCAACGATGACGAGTTTCTGCGCTATCTCAACGCCCGATTGGGTGACGAGCATGTGATGCGTGTCCGGCATCAGCTCGGTGTCGCCAAGCTCGTGCCGGCGACCGAGTACATCGAGGATTTCCTTACGAATTTGCCCCACGGGCGTAAGCTCGTCGTCTTCGCCCACCACAAGCTGGTGGTCGAGGGGCTCTACATGGGGCTCCCAGATTGGGGGCCCGTGCAAATCACCGGGGCCTCGACACCCACCGAGAGGGCGGCTGCTGTCAACAGGTTTCTGACCGATCCCAAGTGCAAGGTCTTTATCGGCAATCTTCAGGCTGCCGGGACCATGCTCACGCTGGTCGGCCCGCAATGCGACTGCACCGACGTGATCTTCGTCGAGAGCAGCTACTCGGCGCAGGACAACGTGCAGGCCGCGTCCCGCATCCACCGCATCGGACAGCGCGGGGCGGTCGTCGCTCGCCTGCTGACCGCACACCAGACCATTGACGACCGCATCCAGTCGATAGTCGCCCGCAAGGCGCGCGACTTCGATAATCTGTTCAACTGACAACAAGGAAAACCAGAATGTCCATCCAGCTCGTCATTGAAGCCGAAGACGCGGAAGACCTCCGCAAGCAGCTCCACATCCTGCTCGGGGCCGCCCTCGTCAGGGACACCTTGGTGGAGACCATCAAGGAAACACTGGCGGAAAAAATCCCCGGAATTGATCCGTCAATTCATGCACAGCCTGTGGATAACGGGGAAAAAGTCGCCCAGCCGGAGGAGAAAACCGAGCCAGAACAACAGGTTAGCCCTCCCTCGAAGCCTCGGCGAGCGCACCGCCGGACGAAGCCGGAGCCCCAGAGCCCTGCGGAGCCCTCCGATGATAAGAGGGCTCCTGCAAAAGCCGACGGTAACGGGGCCGCAACGGAAGCTCCCTCCGAAGACGCCGACATTTTCGGCGATACGACCGAGATCGATCCCGTCGCGGCGCAGAAGGTGAAGGACGAGGTGCTGCCGAAGCTCCGCGACCTGTTCGTCAGCGGGCAGGTGAAGCAGGTCCGGGCGATCCTCGACAAGTTCGGCGACGGCGCGAAGTCGATCCCCGAGATCGACGCTAAACACTTCCCGGCGATCCGCGACTTCCTCGGAAAGGCGGCCTGACATGCGGCTGCCGGACGTTCAGGATCGCCTTAAGGCGATGGCGGCACTGCTGGAGAACCCGACGACGCCGTCGCTGTCGCTGTCGCGCGCCGACATCGCCAAGCAGCTCCGCGTCCTTGTCGTGGAGATTTACCGGCGACCGCGCGTCCGGCAGGCACCCGCCAAGGCGCGGCACGTCGATAAGGCCCTGCGTGATCAGCTGCGCCAGTACGCGATCATGTTTCCCGATCAGACCTATCAGGAGATCGCGGTGCAGTTCGGCGTCACCGCCGGGCGCGTGAGCGAGGCTCTGGCCGGAAAGAGGAAGTGATGAAGCGCGGCATGAAGCAGACCACCGATCTGCTGCAAGGGATGGCTATGGCCCTCGATGAAACCCTCAACGGGGATGAACGACCGGGAAAGAACGGCTTCGTGCTGCTGGTCTTTCCGTTCGGCGGGCCGGAGGGAGCCCGCACGAACTACGTCAGCAACGCCAACCGCAAGGACATCATCGTGGCGCTGAAGGAGATCGTCGCGCGGTTCGAGGGTCAGGCCGAAGCGAAGGGGAAAGCCTGATGACTGACTTCCTGACGCGGCTGCGCGCAGCCAATTTCCAGCGTGACATGGAGTACCGGGCCAAGACCAGCGGCGAGAAGCTGCCGGTCCTGTTTCGCACGACCGAGCTTGCCGGCGAAGTCGGCGAGCTGCTCAACGTCATCAAGAAAATCGAGCGCGAGCGGCTTGGCTGGGGCGGCAGACGAGCCAGCCGCGAGGATTTGGCGGGTGAGATCGGCGGCGTGATGACCTGTCTCGATCTGCTCGCCATGGAACTCGGCATCGACCTCGCCGAAGCGACGGTGAGCGAGTTCAACCGGGTGACCGAGAGGCTTGGCCTGAGGACCAAAATCTGATGCACGCCGCTGCCAGCCCCAGCTCCGCAGCGATGTGGATGAACTGCCCGGCCTCGATCACCACGGCGGAGGGCCGTGAGCGGCCCTCCTCCCGTTTCGCCAAGGAAGGCACCGCCGCGCACAAGATCGCCGAGACGATCCTCGGCGGAAATCTCTTTCCGCCGGGAAAAATCTCCGTCGAGGGCACCGAGTTCATCGTCGGCATCCCCATGCTCCGGGCTCTGCGGCCCTATATCAGCCTCGTGGAGAGCCTTCGCGACCGGCGCGGTGCCAAGACCTACCTCGAACAGAAAGTCGTTCTGGGGTGGTCCGGCGGTCAGGTGTGGGGCACCGCCGACTGCATCTCGCTGC